TTGCGAGTAAACGGTTTGTTGACGTTTAAAAGCAGAAAACTGTCGCCAAAAACGAAGTTGTAGTATATAATATTATTGAAGATAAAGAGAGGAAATAAAAAAATGAATACCGAAGTTAACTTGAAGGCTCGAAAACTTAGTAATTCGCAAGAACGCAAACTTTTAAAGTTGTTGAAAAATGCGAAAATGGTTGGACACGGCTCCAGTCGGCTCGTTTTTATTGACCCTCGTGATTCGAATCGTGTTGTTAAAGTTGCGATTGGTGCGAATTCGTTTTGCCAAAATAAGTTAGAAGTTAAACTTTGGAAAAATACCCAAAACCCCTATTTGGCGCGCATTTACGAATACGGTAAATTTGTGGTCGTTATGGAACGAGTTGTTGAAACTTACGATGAAGATTCGTTTTACGAAGCTTACGATCCGGATTCGGAAGATTACGAATTTTTTCAAAAAGGAATTAATGTGGTTAGTTGGCTTGAACACGAACTTGGTTCTACTTCGGATAATTACCAAATTGGAGTAAACGCGAACGATGAATGGAAAGCGTATGATTACGGCTTCGATCCCGAACGTTCGACTTATGACCAGTGCGGCGATGCTCGTTGGGTTGACCAAGTGAATTGTCGTGCCTTTTTAGACGAAATGGAGCGGCTCGTTCGTTTTCATCGTCCGATTACGGAAATTCAACGTTTCGTTAAGAGCCGATAACTATTGTAAATAACCAAATTTGGTCGTATAATATTAATATAAAGATAAGGGAGGAAAACAAATGGAAAAGTTGAATAAGCCGTTCATCGTTTGGGAGCGGCACGTACTTAGTGACCAAGAACTTGGTCAGCGTGACGGTGATGTGCCGCACCAGTTCGATACCGAAAAAGATGCTCGTGCGTTTATTCGTGCGGCGTCATTATTGCAGCCGCGTCATAACCCGGCCGGCTTGTTTAGGGAGATTCACTTCTCTGACTATTGCCACGGCATTGACTTTGGTTCTTGGTGCGACTTCTTCGTTCTTGAGAGCCGTAACGAAGATTGCCTCTTGAACTGAGTGCCGCGCGGAAAGGATTAAAAATATGACTAGTAATTCTTACGGTAATAAGCAATATATTGCAGTCGAAGGCTTGGATAAGGCGCTCACTTTGGCGAAAGCCATTATGGAGGCGCACGATTGCCAAATATTGGTTCAGCGTGATGATTGCGATATTTATATTGTTAGTTGGGCTAATCGCTACGGCAATGAAGGTGAATGCTTCGTCTTTATGAGCGAAGCGGAACAAGAGCAGTGGGACGAATTGAACGCCAATTCGAACTAAGGGCTACAAGACCTATGCGCCGCGCCCAGCCGTCGTTTCCAAATTTGGTTTAGTTAATTCTAAGCTAAAAAGTTCTTGATATTGCCGCCCACAAGGCGTAATATATATATGTAAGGAGAAAGGAAGAAAAGTTAGCGGCTTCCTTGAACCGAACAAAGCACGAAGACTAATGTAACACAAAAAGGAGTAAATACTAATGTCTGCTACTAAAGAAATCAACCCCAGCGTTATCGCTATCGTGGACTTCATGAAGTCCAACCCCAATGTCGCCTTCACCTTCGCCGAAATGGCTGATGGTGCCGGTGTTGCCCGTGCCACTGGTTTTATCCGTGGTGTTAAGGCTATCCTTGGCGACCAACTTGTCACTGGTGAGAAGGAAGTCGAGGTTTCCAAGACTGTTGGTGCCTATGGCTACGAACTTAATGACGAGTCCTATAAGCCCGCCGAAAAGTCCAACCCCTCCGACAATTCTAAGGCTGTTGCGAAGTATCTCTCTGAGAATGAGGGTTCCTTCACTCTTGCCGAACTCTCTGATGCCCTTGGTTTCAAGGTTCTCAGCGGCCACATCTCTGGTGCTCGCGCTATTCTTGGCAAAGCCAACGTCATTAAGACCGAGGTCGAGCGTCCTGCGATTGAGGTTAAGACCTCTTACACCTACATCGGTGAATAAGGCTTAGCCCTTTCCCCAACCAGCGGCCGCTAACCCGCAATAGAAAATAAGCCACCTTTCGGGGTGGTTTTTTTATTACTTTGGTAAGGAACGGGTATAATGAGTATATATTATACTATATTACCCCACTTTATTATACCACTTGGCCGCGTATAATTCAAGTTATTTTAACGCAAACTTTTGCTGCGTAGGAAACCGATTTTCCTTGACAAGGCCGGCGCTAAAAGCGCGCCTCGCGCGGCTACCAATTTCTCTTGTATTATGCCGCGCTCAGGCGTATAATAAAAGGGGGTAATATAATATATATTATTATAACGCATAATAAAAAAACTCCGATTTTCATCGGAGTGGTGCGCGACTTGCGGCATTTCGGGGCCGTTTTAAGGTCTTTAACGCATGAAGCCTTACAACGTTTGCGCGACTTGTACTCGTTTTAGGTCACAGGTATTTTGACCATAATTGGTTGCTCACGCCCTGAACCAATCAGAAGCGGGTATTTATCACTGTTAACTGGTAAACAATTCCTTGCCGTTAACCGGGGCAAATGCGGGATCGACTTTACGGCCGAATCAGACCGGACAGTTGGCGGTTGTCACCCTCTGGTCGCTTCAGACTCACAGATTTACGGTATTAAGGCTTCCACTCCGCTGATTTTGAGATTCTCAGCTATACGGTTTCTACGGATCCACCGAGTTAGAGGGGCGGCTGCCCCATTCAGATTCCCAACCACTACGCTGGTCACTTAAGAATCACAGCTTTACGGCGTTGGTTCGCCACACCCGGACTTTCAGATTCACCGGCTTACGAGGGTTTGGGCCCTCACCCCCACTTTAACGAGCCATGGTGGCGCATCTAGTTCTTTTAACGCAGTGAACAAACGCTGAAGACTGCAATTGCGGGTATTAGTTTCACTGACTGAAGACTTTCACGTCTCGAGACGTCTCGATCGTAACGAGACGCTAACAACAGTTCAGCTACTTGCGATGCCGCCACGAGGAGGCTATGCCGCTGGCATCATGTGGGTGGTTTTTCGCTTTGATATCGGAGACGCGGCTGACCACCAACCTTTTACTCCTTTGACGCTTACGGTACGTCACTCGTCACGCCAATACCTAGCACCATCGACCATAATCGTGCAGTCGAGTCTACAGAACCATGATTAACGGTTCTAATGGTATTTCGCGCAATTCCTTACTTGGCTTCAGCGAAGGAATCAACACTGGCCGGTAAGGTCGGCTTACCACGTGGAAGTTGGTCTGGAAGGTTACACGTTTCTCCCCTGAGTCAATTAACGGTAGAGCAGTTGCCGCCACTGTTTCGTAAAGTGGTAACGCTATCGTTTCGCGGGGTGATAGAGACCCAATCGCTTATGCTCTGTGGCGATCGGCACTTCAACTTCACTTCACAGCGGAAGTAGCTGTTGTTGCTAGAACTGGGCGCAACAATGCCAAGTTTCGTTTTACCGCCAACGAAACGCAGGTTAGCCCGTTACGGAGCGCTAATATCCGCAATTTGTCCACCAAGAGTAGGGATTATTTTACTGACGCGAATAATCTAACGATGTAACCATTAATTATTTGCCTAGAGCCTGGGCCATCACAGGCTTGTTCCTCATCGTGGTCGAAACGCTCCTTCCGAACCCTGCTAGGTCTCGAGTCCTACGGACTCTTCCATAACGTTCACGCCATTCTTAGAAGACACGGAGTATAGCCGTTTTACGTGAGCCAATACCGTAGCACGCCAGAACTGTTTCGCCGTTCTGAAGAGGCGCTGCCGTATCGTCGCAGGTCACGCTTTGTCTCTTAGTTTGCATCCACCCACACCACGAGGAGGTGACAAAGTAGTGGGCATAGCCGGACAAGAAAGTTTTTTTCTTTTCTTATCCTTGGTAAATATATCTTACGCTATTTCGTAGGATATATCAAGAACTTTTTGCTGCGAAACGCAGACTTTTAATTTTGCTTTAACACTTAGTTTCGCTTTCACTACTTATCCGTCGCGCCGCGTAAAGGCGTGTTAAATGCGACAGTGGGGTTGGGGCTACCCTAACGGGACCTGTTGCTCCGGCACTTTGTATTGGTCATTGTGCGTAGACCGAGAGGGAAAAACTTGCCCGTGGTAGCGGGCAGCACGCATCTACCAATGCGATTCGGGTTTACGTACTGGACTACCCTGAACGTAGAAGTCTTGTCGAGCGTTAGCGCCGCTCCCTGCGCATCTAACCACTATTTTACGTCACACTAGATGTAGAGACGATGCGACCTTCCGGTGGGATTTGCGCCCACATAGCCGTAGCAATCCGTTGACGGATTGAGCTCCTACTGCTCAGCGGAGGTGCCTTTACGCGCGCCGCACTTTCCAGGCGTGCAGCTAGCCTATTCCATCCCTATCGCGGTGGTCATCGGTGGCGATAGTGTCAACCCTCAACCACAGGGCTATACAGCATTCTGCCCGCACTGTATTCTGCGGACGATTGCATCCCAACCGGACTTGAACCGGCATCTCCCGTCACTGACGGTGCTTTACCACGGGTGTTACCCTTAAGCTATCGGAGTCTCTTTTATATAGCGCGTCATCAAGCGCTCGTACTTGGTTGGGCTGGGAGTCGAACCCAGGTCTCTGGAGCCGAAGCGTCCAGCGCATCTTTTACCGCTGATGCTACCCTTCATGGCGGTGATCCGCCGTCCTTTCCAATTCGTTACAGGTGGGATTCGAACCCACGTAGAAGATTCACTTAGCGGTGCCACTCCGATGACTGTAACTAGAGCCCGTCACGCTGGCTCGTGCGGCACTGTTCTAGGTCGTTGCCTACCTATTTTTTCACGTACCCTCTACCTCCACCGCCGAGACTGGGCACCCCATCCGGGGTCCGTTAGCCGGGTTTAAACGCTACTTCCAGGGGCGTCTGGATTGTGGCTTATATTCGGCGCCACGTTCCTGAGGTTTTGAGGACAACCACCCGGTGATAGGCCACCACCCTGCCAAAGGTAACTCTATGGTGCGAGTTGAGTTGCGTGCGTCGAGACGCACACCCCTCTAAGGAACGACCTTTCAAAGAGAGGAGGAACAAGGTCGTTCTTTAGAGAGGGCGATTTTGTTCATACCAGTATCGCCAAACTGCTCATTCGTCAACGTGGAATTCACGGCAATCCTTGTGTTTTTAGGTCAGCGGTTGGTTTGCGAACGGACCACATGCGTTTGCTCCATTTTGTTTTTAACGAGGTAGCATAGGATTTGTCGCAGCAATTTATTGACCCTCGAGCACTTTGGTCGCCAACCCGGAAGGTTTAGCCTCACTCCGGTAAGGATGCGTGTTTTGCTCCCTTCTGTTTTTAACGAGGTGACATAGGATTTGCCGCCGCAATGTTAGGCTTACCCTCGATTGGTTTGGAAGTTTTATTTCCTTCCTTAACCTTACATATATATTTTACGCTAAGTTGTGGTCTTTGACAACAACTTTCGCGTTTTTTGGATTTGGTTCTCGGTACAGGAGTCGAACCTGCTATCTCCAGCTTATGAGACTAGAATGGTAAATCCGTGCCACTCACCGAGGATGTAGGGACAGTTTTGCTCGTATGCCGCTTAAGGGTGGTGGTTCGATCTCATGTCCAGGAGTGTTAGGCTTCACCCAAGATAGGAATTTTTCTTTCCTTATCTTTATATAAATATTATATGCTATATTTTAGTTCTTAGCAAGAACTTTCGCGCTCAATTTTCAGGATATTCGGGGTAGAGCAGATCGGCTTCGCATTCGTCGATTTCCAACTGCTTGTTGTCGATGTCAATTTGCAGCCGCTCTAGCGCCTCTTCGAGCTCTTGCTTTTGTAGCATTAGAACTTCCATGTCGCGCTTGTAGCCGGCTAATCTTTCCTGCGTAGTTATCATTTCTTTCCTCTCCTTATCCTTACAATAATATTATAGGCTTTTTTCTGCGTTTTGACCAGTAAAATCGCTGCGTAAGCAACTGATCTTTTGCGTAACCGCAACCTGTGCGAAAAACGCACTGTACCGCGGCACAGATCTGATCGCGATCCCATACCAAAGCATAAAAAAGCCCCGGTTTCCCGGGGCGGATTGGCGGTTATTGCCGATTACTCGGCATCGACAAGCTCGTAGCCATCGACTTCGACTTCCTTGGTCTTTTCAACCACGAGGCCGGAAGCGTAGGTGGAAACGGTCTTGACGGTAACGATGACGGCATTTTCACGCTTGACGATTTCGAGCTTTTCAGCCTTAGCGAGTTTCTTAGCAGAGGTGAGGTAGCCAGTCTTGGCTTCAATGCCAGCAAGGTTGGCAATTTCAGCGAAGGCAAGGACGGAGCCCTTGTTCTCCTTGAGGGTGTTGAGAATGGCGAGGCCATTGGCGTTGATTTTGGTTTCCATAGTTGATTTACATTTCCTTTCTTTATACTTTAATTATACGCTTGTTTGCGGTAAGTGTCAAGGGGGGAATTTTTCTTTTTTCTCCTCTCTTTCTTCTCTCCCTTTTCCTTACACTATTATTATACGCCTTTCGGCGGTAGAGGTCAAGGGGTTAATTCGGGAACTTTCAATTTCTTTCAGTTCCCTCATTTCCTTTCTTCCTTTCCCTTACATATATATAATACGCCCTTTGCCCGTCTATTACAAGATGAAAATGATGAAAGATCAAGTCATTTTTTCTGAAAATATTTTCACTAGCATACGATCGATCCGCTGTCAAGCACTTTATTCCCCTATTTTAACGACTAATCCCCTAAAATATGCCCTATTTTAGGGGAATAAGCCCCAAAATTCTATACATTGACACAATTTTCGTGCGTTTTCCTGCGTTTTTCCGCTTGACAAACCTCTTTTGGGGTGGTACACTGAAAAATCGTGAAAATTTTTCAGAAAATTTGAAAAAATTTTCATAAAATAATGGTTGACAAGCCCAAAATATGGGGGTATAATTAAAGGGGAAGTATTTTTTTTTTTTTTTTTTTTTACACTGTATAAAAATTGCTGCGTTTTGCCCCTTGACAAACGCCCCACCCCGTGGTACACTTTTTACTGAAAATATTTTCTGAAACTTTCTGAAAAAATTTTCCTGCGTATTCGCCCTTGACAAACCACTGGCCGGGTGGTATAATACCGGCCCACGCCGTGAAAATTTTCTGAAAAAATTTTCATTAAAAAATACTTGACAAAACGACCAAAAAGTGGTCGGCGCCCGGCGCGCCGGCGCTCGATCCAAAAAAACTAAAATTCGATCGACGTAATTTTTTGTACGCGCAAAAGATCGTAGCGTGCAAAAGGCCTCCGGCCGTACGTCCCTATGGATAAAATAAAAGCCGACGCCCGCGCGGCGCCGGCGCCCGACCGGGTCGGGCTAAAACCAATGATTTATCATTTCTTGTAACTGTTCAATTGCTTCTTCGCCGTTTCGCCCATCGCCGACAGCACATATAAAGCGCATCATTGTGGTTTGATACAATGTTTGGTTAGCGCCGACCTTTTTCAGTAGTTTGGTAATTTTGCGGTTTAATCTTTCTTCGTTCATAACTTTCTCCTTACACCTTAATTATACGCTTTTCGCGTCGGCCGTCAAGCCCCTTTTAAGGGCTTCGAGATAAATATCTAACTCGATACGGCTATCCGCTAAGGCGGTGTGCTCCTCTTGATAGTCAACCTGTCCCGTCAAGTAACGGAATAGGGTTTCGGCTTTGCGCTGGCAACGCGGTTTCTTGTGTTTCGTCATGAAGCCGTGGGCCTTGCAAAACTTTTTATAGTCCTCGGTTTCCGTAATGCTATCAATAACTTTCATAATGTCAGCAATACCGTCTGCCGTGGGGTTGCGCTTCGTGCAATAGCATTCGCAAGTTTTCATAATTGCTTGATAATCGAAACGGCTATTGTAAGCGAGAATGGCGTCGACCTCAAAGCGTTCAATATCGTGGGCAAGGATACGGCACGCATTGCCCCAAAATAATTTTTTGCAAGCGCCGTCCTTTAAGCGTTCAACATAAAGGGGCTTTTTGTCGGCATAGTATGCGGTTTGCATAAGTCGCGCGTTATCAAAGATTTGTTTGATAACATAGTCGCGCTCGATGAGTTTAGCGCCTGCCTCGGTATCGTATACAACATAGCCAAGGTTATAAACGCGTTGGTCATATAAGCCTAATGTTTCGGTGTCAAGAACTAAGATTTTCATAATTTTTCCTCTCTTCCTTACCCTCTTATTATACGCCTTTCGGCGCGGGTGTCAACAACTTTTTAAGTGTTAACTTAGGTTAACTTTCGCGCCGGCGCCCGACAACAGATCCCGGTGTATCAGCCACCCCTTTCGGGGTGGCTTGATTTACCCTATTCCTTGTCGATAAGGCGATAGCCATTAAGAGTAATCTCTTTATCGGCTTCAACCTGCAACCCGTTGGGGTATTCGGTGATGGTGTGGACTTTGGCTTTCGCGCCGTTCTCGACCATTTCGAGCACCATGTCATGAGCGGAAGCGATTTTCTTCGCGCTGGTGAGGTAGCCCGTTTTGGCTTCAATGCCAGCCATATGGGCAATTTCGGCAAAGGCAAAGATTTCGCCCTTGTGCTCGGAGAGAGCGCGGATGATGGCTTCTCCATTGGGATTGATTTTGGTTTTGGAAGTTTCGTTCATTTTAATTACCTCTCTTTCTTTCTTATGCCTTTATTATACGCTTTTTGGCGCGGGTGTCAAGGGGTTTTGAATAACTTTTTTATTTTTTCTCAACCCTTTGGGGAAGGGGTTCGGCTCACCCCTTTCCTTACACTATTAATTATACGCTCCTTGGCGCGGGTGTCAAGGGGTTAAATAAAAATTATCTAAAAATTTAAGTTAACCTTGCTTAACTTCGCGCGCCGGCGCCGACAACGGATCCCCGTGTATCGGAGGACATATCATCATTAGATGATATGTCCGCACCCATCTAAGATAGCGCCTTTCCAATCGTGCAAGTCCGTGAGCACCATTTGCCGAATAGCGCGGGTGAGTGCAATGTTCGCACCCATACGGATATCGCAATCATCTTGTTGTGTGTTGTGACGAGCAACACCTTCAAAGATTTCGCCAGTTTCTTCATTGCAAATAGTGGCGCGGGTCTCCTTACCATTGTATTCAATTTTGATGATGGAGTAGTTAACGTTGTAAGTCATAATTTTTTTCCTCTCTTTCTTACACTTTTATTATACGCTTGTTGGCGTCGGCCGTCAAGCATTAATTACTTTTGCTAGTAAATATTCTTCGGTTTGTTTGCGGCTGAGAGCGCGACTATTTTTACTTTCGCGGAACGGATAGTCGCAAGAAGCGGAATGAAAACGCCCGTCTTTTCCTTTGGTTCGCATAGCCACGGTTGCGCGCCCGTCTTTGGTGGTGAAGGTGTAGTTTTTCTTTTCTTTAGCCATAAGTTTTTCTTCTCCTTACACCTATATTATACGCTTTTTTTGCGCGGGTGTAAAGGGGTTTAGTAAAAATATTTTTTGTTAACCTTACTTAACTTTCGCGCCGGCGCCCGGATCCGCCCACAGCTCCGGGTGTATCGGCCACCCCTTTCGGGGTGGCCTTGTTGATTTATTCCGCGTCAACAATGCGGTAGCCATCAAGGGTAATTTCCTTTTCGGCTTCAACGGTCAAGCCGTTGGGGTAGACCGTGACGGTGTGGACTTTGGCAGTCACACCGTCATTAACCTTTTCAATGCGCATTTGGCGCTCGGTCGCGATTTTCTTCGCGGAGGTGAGATAACCAGTCTTGGCGTCGACCTTGGCGAGGTTAGCGATTTCCGCGAAGGCAAGGACTTCGTCCTTGCGCGCGGTGAGGGTCTCGACAATCGCGAGGCCGTTGGGGTTGATTTGTTTGGAAGTGCTCATAATTTTTTACCTCTCTTTCTTCCTTATGCCTTAATTATACGCTTGGCGCGCCGACCTGTCAATAGGTTTTTAAACTTTTTTTCAAGTCGGTGGGTTGGGGTTAAGGCTTAACTCCTTCCCTTACACTACTAATTATACGCTTTTCGGCGCGGGTGTAAAGGGGTTCAATAATGAAAGCGCTTACATTTGGCCGACGCCAAAAGTTAATCTCACTTAACTTTGCGCCGGCGCCCGCAAGTTAACCAACCTTAACTTTTACTTTTCTCTTGCTTCAATTCCTAAAAGGTGTATAATATAAGTGTAAGAGGAAAGACTTATGAAAACCATGACCCTACACATCGAATCGACCGACGCTCGCAACGAAATGCATTTTGAAGTGCAACAACGCACGCACGCGCAAGTGTTCCGCGACCGCACGAAATACACGCGAAAAATTAAACACAAATTGCGTGAAAACTATTGACGCACACGCGCAAAGGTGTATAATAATAATGTAAGGAGAGGTAAAAAAAATGAATAAACTTTATGTTGTGCTTGAAGACTATACCAACGCATTTGGAGGGCTATATGATGATATCAAAAAAGCGCGCCAAGCCGCTAGAGATATTGGCGGACGCGTTTATCATTATAACTTTACTAATGTTACCTACGACGAGTTAACGGGTGAAATAAATGCGTGTAAATATCGTTGACACATTTCGCCCATTCGTGTATAATAATAATGTAAGGAGAGGTAAAATTATGTACGAGGTTCAAATTAGGTTCGGCAATAGGTGGCAGGCGCACCCCGACAAGTGGAGCAGGCCCGAGACCGCGCAAATTAAGGCGCGCGTAATTGCTAAGTGTTATCCCACTCACGTGGTGCGCGTTGTGAGGGTCGCCCAATGAAAGTTAGAGAACTTCTCACCCTATTAGGGCGCTATGACCTTAACACGGAAATAGATGGGCACACGCTCGCGGTGTTGCGCGTTAAACACTCAGGGCATTTAGTTCTTATCCCCGCGAAAGAAAAAGCGGATTTACTGGCCCGCGCTCCGTACTACTACGAAGACCCTATTATGTGACAGGGTCGGTCGACGCTTCAAAGTTAACCTTGCTTAACTTTGCGGCGCCGACGCGATGTTAATCTAGATTAACATTTGGCCGGCGCTCGCCTAATAAGCGATAACCCCGCAAACTTTCACGGCTTTATAGTTGGGGTTTATTTCCCATTCACGGCAGTTTTTGCCGTAGTCATCGAAGAGGATACCGGTCTTTGTTTTTACAAAGTCGATTTTCTTTTGCCCGTTGCGCATTAGAATAATGCGATAGGCTTTCATTTCGGGCAAGTGCTTTGCAAGCCATTTGCGTTTGTCCTTATCCGCTTGCTTGTTGGGGCTTGCGCTTAGAATATAAACGCTTTCGCCCTTCTTGATTAAGTCGCGGATAAATTCAACATTTTGCGCAATAGGCTTAAGCATAGCGAAGAAGCCTTTTTCAATGGCGAAGCGCGCCACCGCATTAGGCTCGCGGTCAAAGTCGGCAAGCACGCCATCCATGTCGCAGTAGTAGATTTTCTTCATAGGTTTATCCTCTCTTTCTAGTTTAATTATACTCTTTTCTCTAGCCGTTGCAAGCGGTGGCTTATGCCAGTTGTCGCTTGATTTGGGCGATATCTTGACGCAATTGGTCAATCTCTAAGCCGTAGCCGTGGAGATAAGCATAATCATCCATTTCGATGATGAACAGCCTTCTTTCAAGGTCTTTAAGTTGATTAGTGAGTTGCTCGGTGTTCATAGTTTTATCCTTTCTTGTTTATTTGATTGAAGCCCTTCGCGCCCGCGCCTTAGTCGATTGGGCTAAGGCTTAGGGCTTGAAGGTTTACGGCAATGCCTTTATTGAGATTATCTTGAAAGGCGATTGAACCATTTTTAACGGCTAAATCTTTGGCATTGATAAGTTTAAAGACTAAGCAATCTTTAAGAATGAAGCCAATGAGATAGGCTTGTGCCGTTGTGCCTTTAAGTTGCGCGCTCGCTTTGGTCTTAGGGCTTATCATTTTAACCTCTAAGGGCATAGCGCCGTGGGCTAAGATGTCGCGATAGGCTTTAAGAATTTCGGGCGCGCTTGTCATCATAAGAATGTCGCCGTGGCTCTTGACTTGTTTGCCGGTTCGATTGGTAGGCGCACCGCTTAAAGCCGTTTCGCCCATATCACCGCGGTTAGGGTCACAAGCATTAATTAGGTTTTGGCGCTCGACGGGTAAGGTTTTAAACCATTCTAAAAGGGTTTTATCATAGACGTTGGGGCTATGCGCAAGGGCTTCAAGGTTAGAGCCGTATAATTGGCGCAAGGTTTTAAGGGAAGAGGTTGTTTTCATTTTTGGGGTATCCTTTCAATTTTGCAAGGGGTTTTATTTCCCTCGATGGCTTAATGGTAAAGGATACAAATGAAGAAATCAAGCAAAATCGTATTTTTCCCAATAATGGACTTTACAAATGTAACACCATGGGGCGGGGCGCGGGGCAAAATCCGAGCCCTCGCGCGTGCGCATACGGGGGCTAGGTCGGCAAAACATCTAAGATTTTTACGTGCAAACAAAGGGGAGTGGCCTAGGGATCATGCGTTCGCATTTTTTGATTCCTGTTTTATGCGTTCGCGTTTTTCAATTCGCATTTTCGCTCCCCTTTCCCATCTTTGTTACACTAATCTATGATTAATCCTCGCGTTTGTCTTACGTTCGCTAACCGTAAGTTACTATTAAAATCTAAATCGGCCTTAATATATAAGAAAGACGAAATTATCAAGCCTACTTATATCGCTTATGGCTATTCATATTACAACTCTAAATATATCTACCACTTATTCGGCAGTGACGACGGCCTTTCTTGGATAGAAATGACGCTCCCCTCCGGATCTTGGAGTAATTTTGTTTGTGTTCATAACTTATACGTCGGCTACAATTCCTCCCAGATTGCCCTCAGTCCCGATGGGCAAGAGTGGCGCATTATTGCCGCCACAACTCTCCTTGGCAATAATAAACCATCTATCCGCCGTATCGTCGCGCGGCAAGCACGTGACGATTTTATGATTGTATATAGTGACAGCACTTCTTCATATCAAAAAGCCGCCCTCACTAGCGACTTCCAAAGTTGTACGCAACTTGGAACTTTGTCTGGCAGCAACTCATACACTGTCTACGTCTACTCTGCGGGTCAATATTACTTTTTTAACTATAGCGGTAGTTATTCATCTGAATATCGTTACTACCTAAACGACACCACCAATCAATGGGTTAGTTACAGCATTCCTAATGTTTTTAGTAGTAGTCAGTCCTATGCTAGCAATGATTGGGATATCGGTGACGCGGCCGTGACATTCGACGGCACATATTACCATATTTACGGTAGCGGCTCCCCGGGTGCATCTAGCCCCATTTATAAATGCTACCAGGCTATTCACGCATATACTACCAATCCTACAAGTAGATGGTCCAGTGGAAAGGTCGGCATTTTAGCCGGCAGCCAATCTAGGGCTGGCGGTGGCGCCTACATGTATCAACATATTTCAGAAAATACTGGTTGGTGGCCTACAAATATACGTAGTTTTTTCCGTTTTAACGGCGGCTCGGCGACTCAATACCAAGTTGCTTCTGATCACCCATATTACAGCATTTTCCGCCCTATTGGCCGCCACACATTTTGTTGGCAATCGTCGTACTCGGCGAAACCTGAGCGCATTATAAACAGCACCTTATATCCCGTCGAATTCCCCATCGACATTTCATGTAATAGTATCTGTTGTATTAACGTGCCGTCACGATATTAATGCTAATTTGTGGTCTTTACCGATCTTAATTTATACTAATATGGAGGTTGATTATGGCAACTACTTTTACACTTAATTATTCTGGTCAAGAAATTAATAATAAATTGGCACAGGTTGATACACTTGCCACCGAGTCTCTATCTAAAACCGATGCGGCCGCCACGTATTTGGCGAAATCAGCGAATAATATTACGTATACGCAAAGTTCCAACGGACTGACGATAACAGCTAGCCATGGTAGTCTACTCCTGTTCCCGGCATCAAGCTCGTCAGGGGATTCGTCTATATTTATAGGAAATGCAGCAGGTTCGCCGGATAAAGTATATCTTCTTCGGAATGGGATAAAATACACGACATCCGCCGGAGCTAATTGGGTAACGGTATCATATTCAAATATCGCTACTAAAACGGAAGTAAACGCCAAGCAAGATACCCTCGTTAGCGGCACAAATCTCGCAACAATAAATGGACAAAACCTTCTCAATGGCGGCAATATCCAAGTTGCGGCTGAAGGCGGCATAGAAAATTATGAAGTTATTCATAGACAGCTTGATTGGCCAGTTGCAACGGCAACATCTCCCGATTTCGTCGAATTTGAAGGGCAATTATATAAAAAAGTCGAAAAAAGTGATACATCGGGAACTATTTTAGACTTAACAGGATCCACATGGGATCTGTCAAATGCATATGGTGCAGAAAATTGGAATACAATTTACGGACCAGAAACCTATAATTTGGATTTTGATTTAGTCATAAATTGGGCAAATGGAACAACAACTGCTTGGGAAGGCCATTATTTTCGCTCAGCCTCTAGCAATGGATATGAATATGATCTTGCCCCATCATTAAATGGATCACCGAATTATATTCAGTTTAATAAATCAACTAGTAGACTTACATATTACACCGGAACATTTTTGAACGGTTATGGTTCTCCTTTTTCAGCAGGAGATAAAATCATAGTATCAGTTACAGGTGGAGCTGGTGCAACGAACGCAGGCATAATATCTTGGTTCAAAAATAAAGGCTCACTTATTTCTAGTAGCGTTAAATACTATTCTTATGAACTCGTCTCGATTCAATACTCTTCTGAAGCAGCAGTTCAAGGTGGAACGACTGAAAGCTTAGTCATGACTGGGGAGAAATACAATTGGAACGCCAAACAGGATGCTTTGGTTAGCGGCACAAACATCAAAACCATTGACAATACATCTATCCTTGGAAGCGGAAATATTCTAGAATCAATTACAAATGCTGAAATTGAAGCGTTATTCAGCGAAGTCACATTGATTTCATTTACTATTGGCGGCGTAACCATTATGACCACATATCAAGCTGAACAAGGCATGACATGGGGAGAATGGGTAGCAAGCCAATACAATACCGATGGGTTTAGAAAACAAGGTGATTATATTGTTTCTTCACAAGATTTCATTGTTACAAATTTTGGTGGTGCGGAGGTTAATGCTTCCGACATTATTAGTGCTGGAGTGACATATTATACAACTGGTGGCGGTTCGAATGACTAACCAAAAGGAGGACTTAGAAAATGTCAAAATATCTAGATTTAACTGGACTTACAACATTTAAGTCCAAGCTTGATGAAACATATGCAAAGAAAGACGATGTAGACATCGAGACAGCAACCGAACTGGAAATCAATAGGTTATTTAGAACGGAATATCCAATCACCACAACCATTACGAACGGCTACGCTATTAGTGACTTGTCAATCTGGACGAACGAAACGGCAGAGGCAACAATCATTCCTGCATCCGGATATTTCTTGCCTGAGGCAATCACTGTATCAGGTGCCGCATATTCTTACAATCATTCGACTGGTATCGTGTCTTTGAGTGCTGCCACAGGTGCTGTGACGATTGTGGGGGAATGCACGCCTACCATAGTCCCTCCTAATAAGGGCGATATAATCACATTGGACAGCGGCACTGCAAGGTATCGTGTCTTGAAGACTAATGGAACAGTGGCTGAGATCATGGCTTTGGACAACGTCACGAATCTCGTGTTTAACAACAGTTCTGTCACAACCACTTTCTCCGACGGTTCAACAGGCCAGAAATATGCAGGTTCAAATCTCGACACATATATGAATTCCACATTTTATAATTCATTAAGCACAAACATAAAGAATGCAATCGTCCAAAAAGCAATTACGCAATCGATGTATCAATATGCCTTTACTGGTGCAGAGATTGCTGGATACGATTTCGCTATTGCCGGTCTCACTTCTGGAAACCCACATCTGTATGAGTATAAGAGAAAAGGTCAAGTAAGCGTTGGTAACAGATATTGTTATGCTCTTGATTTGGACGACATTGCGGAATACTTAGGAGCAGGAAATGGAAACACCGTTTCAGGTTCTGATCTAAATAACATGTTCTTTGAGAAAACTACTATCGTCAGCAAACAGGTCTGGCTGACTTCCGCTGATAGCGTCTATTCTGCCGACGCGTTCTACGTTTATGGAGATGATGGTCGTGTCCATGGTTATAGTTACAATCATTCTAGCAGCGCTGCTCGTCCAGCCTTCCAGGTTGACCTCTCTAAGGTGTCGTGGTCCAAAGAATAACGGATCCTATCCGCTACTAAATTTAATATGACTATTAGGAGAGAAAATGCTTATGCCAGATAATGAAAAATTTATAATGCTAGATAATTTGCGTACCTTCAAGGACAACCTCGACACCACATATGCAAACACCAACAACGTCTACACCAAAACCGAAGTAGATGAAGCAATTGCCAATGTTGGTGCCTCAGCAGTTACAATCGCCGCCTCACAAGTGATTTCGCAAAGTCCCTTGCAAGTTCAACTAACGGATGAGCAATACACACTCATGAATGAACAGTCTGTTATATTTAATGGAACTGCTTTAGGAATGACAACTGTAATCGCGGATTACATTGGTTCTTATGACGACGAAGACGATGGTATTAGATATCTAAAATTCGCATTTGTCTATAGCGAAGACACTAACTATCTTTATTTCCACACCGTTATCGTAAATACTTCGACCAAAGTTGCCGAATTGCGATTTGATAATATTTATCCTCACCAAGCGTATGAAGCAGACTTCGCACGAGAGGCATATGAAGCAGATTCTGCAGATTCTACCAACTCAATTAACTATTCCACAACCGCCCCAACTTCTGCCAATACAGATGGTACTCTTAAAGTAGTCGTTTTATCAGCCGAGCCTGCTACACGCTATAATGGCTATCTCTACATCATCACAGGGAGTAACTGATTATGGCTGTGACCGATTTGACGGGAACGAGGTGGCAGTTTAACGACACAATTACCGCTGAAGCACAATATGGAATTTTTAACCTTGCTGCGGAAGCTTCCGACAGTGAACTTTCGACTTGGACTGACCTTTATGTTGGCTATCAATTCTATAGAGGTGAATTTACGCCTATTGATAACGGAGTCCTCTGGGCGCCTGCACTTACTCTTCCAGTAGGAGAATTTACTATCACAGGCGGAATTGACGCAACCAATTCCGATTTAATCTCTTGGCTTCAATCCAATGCCACCCAAATTCAGGATGAACCTACCAACACCTTCTCCATCGGCAACCTTCCAGTTGCCAATATGTACGTCGGTACACGACAAGTAAGAAAAATATACATCGGAAACGTACTCGTATGGGAAAAAGAAGTAGAACCAATTCCCGAAAACGCATTACTCATCCAAGATGGGAAATTGTTTACTAGTAATGGCGGCTATCTGATAACCACGGAAGTTAACTTAATTTCGTTTAATGTTGTAAATGCATCATACCAAGCGGAAGAAGGTATGACTTGGGGAGAATGGGTCAATAGCAAATATAACACCGATGGATTCTATGCGGTTGGCGATAGGATTGCAGTCCCATCAGGAGCTATGCAGGTAGCAGGCGCTACTTCTTCCAGTATTATCGTTGCCAATACTAGATACAACGTAGGCGGTAGCAGCGCCGACTAATATAAAAGGAGAAATAATTTATGGCAAATACAACTTTGACCCAAACGGGTGCACAGGTCCAGGCGATATTGGACAAAGCGGATGAACTCCCCGCCTCTCTAGGTACGGCTGGTCAAGTACTTAAAGTAAACTCTGGTGGAACTGGCCTCGAATGGGCGATAGATAACGACACTGGGTTGAAGATTCCGACTATTACCTTCCCTTCGAGCGGAAACACTTTAACCAACGAGCAAATAGCTATTCTGTCCAACAACGAAATAATCGCGCAAGTCGATTCCAATGGAAAATGGTTGACTTTCTGGTATAAAGACCACACGAGCTTAGCCACTGATCTTCTTGCTTTTGTTGACATAGCGATGCCAAACGCTCTCATCGGTGGCAATGATCGACCGCCATATGTCCCTTTGCATCAATTTTTATCTGTCAATTTGGATGATAACACATTTTATATTGGTGGAGAAGATGGAGCATCAGGACATCTACATGGAAGCCTGTCATTGAGTTCTAGTGCAGTTATCTCCACTAATCCCCTTACCGTTACACTCACTTCCGAGGAAGCAGTTATTGTAGATGACTCGGATCTCTTATACATCGATCCATCTGACTTAGGATTCAACACAACTGTGTTCGTTAGTTTTGCTTGGGTAAATCTTTCTAATAACAAAAAGCATTTCTATTCAATTATACCAACAATATCGACTTCTGTTTTTGAGGTTTACCACATTATCTTTACTCCTGGTTCCAACGATACCGCAACCTTGCAATTGGAAGAAGGCACCTTCACAATTGGCGATATGTCTAATCCGATGACAACCGCTGGTGATTTAATTGTAGGTGGTTCTTCTGGCGCTCCCACACGTCTTGCGCAAGGTTCAACCGGGCAAGTTCTCAAAGTCGGCTCAAATGGACCTGAATGGGCGAATGAAAGCGGCGGAAGCTTTATTCCTACGGTTACAATTACCCAATCACAAGTTATTTCGCAAGATCCCGTACAGGTACAACTGACGCAAGCGCAGTGCGACATATTGAACGCAAATCAACAAGTGAACTTTGACTTTTCAGCTTTTGGCTATATACCAGTTATAATGTTTAAAAACGTTGATGGCAACAGTAAAATAGAATTTACTATAGTTGCTGGTGCAAATTCTATTCCAGACCATGTGAGTGCTTATTATATAGAAGCCGATAAAACCACGTCAATTGCGACTTACCACCATTACGCTGTTAATTCTTATGGCGTAGATGGGACTACTATTCAAGAAGAATGGAGTTCAACAGATTATGCTCAACTTTCCATCACAGGCAAACTACCATATCTCACAACTGCTCCTACCTCCGCGAATACAACTGGTACCGTCGAAATAGTCGTCCTATCCTCTGAGCCCGCTCAGCGTTATAGTGGCTATTTATATATTATCACTGGGAGTAACTAATCATGGCGCATTATCTTACATTTGGTACTACTGTGACCTGCACTGTTAACGGTAAATCTGTGTCAAGCGGTTATGAATTACATGATGGTGATGTGATAGTGGCAAGTACAAAAGTGCTTGGTATGATATTTCTCGTCAACGATGATGGAACATATTCTGAACGGTATTCCGATGGCGATACAGTGGACATCTATGATAATGACGTAGTAGTGTCTGTGGTAAATAGCGGAGCATTAGACTGAAGAGGAGGACTAATATGAGTATTTCTATAGCACCAGAAGAAGAGGTCGAGGGTTCAATTACCATCAATTACCACGAAATCACGACCAGTTCGATAAGTGATTTAACTGGAACAAAATGGTTAATAAACAATAATCCTCACGTCGATGCCGAAACCGGAGAGTTTTACTTCAATTTTAATTCTAACTCTATTGCTTTTACTGGTATATATATTGGGTATAATGGACAACTTGACCCTACTGATAATAGTTTACTATACGCATATAGCAGTCCGATGCATGTTTTTGACGGTTCTTGGGAAAATCAAGCCTATCGCACCATCGAAATAACAGGTGGAACCGATGTCACTAACTCAACCCTCATCAATTGGCTTCAATCCAATGCAACTCAAATTACGGAACCCGCCAATACCTTCTCATTCGGCAACCTACCAATTGAAAACATGTATTTCGGCACACAACAAGTACAGAAGATATATTTTGGAAGCGCACTTGTGTGGGAAAGCGCGGCCGAACCAACGCCTACTGTCATGCCAAGTAAGGGGGATATAATCACGTTGGATGGCGGAACCGCGAGATATAGGGTATTGAAGACAAATGGTAACGTGGCTGAAGTCATGGCTTTAGATGATGTCGCGTACACCACGTTCAACAACAGTTCGGTTACAACGACCTTCTCCGATGGCTCTGTCGGTCAGAAATACGATAATTCTTACCTTGACAATTATATGAACTCTACGTTCTACAACTCCTTGAGCGCAAATATCAAGGCGGCAATCATACAGAAGGCTGTTACACAGTCCATTTACCAATTCGGTTCATCTGAGATTTCGGGATACGACTTCGCGATGACAAAAATCGCATCGGGAACAATATGGTATAAGAGGAAAGGTCAGGTATCGGTCGGCAACAGGTACTGCTATACCCTCGATTTGGATGACGTTGCGGAATACCTGGGAGCGGGTTCAGGTAACACGGTCTCAGGTGCTGACCTCAACGACATGTTCTTCGAACAGACCACGTCCATCATCAAATATGTCTGGCTTGATTCCGCCTGCAGCGGCGGTTTCGTTTATGCGTTCTACGTCTACGGCGGCACTGGCTCTGTCAGCTACAGCAGTTACACCTCTTCCAACGTTGCCCGCCCCGCTTTCCAGGTCGACCTCTCCAAGGTTACATGGACAAAAGAAATCCATGTCCCCGAGAAGGGCGATATAATCACATTGGATGGCGGAACCGCACGTTATAGGGTCTTGGGAGTGTCGGGAAGCGAGGCATTGCTATTGGCGATGGACGACTATACGAGCAGTGCATATAATTCATCAAGTGTGACAAAAACATTCGACGGTGGAAAAACCGGACAGAAATACGAAGGCTCAAAATTGGACACATTACTGAACGAAACATATTACAACTCATTGAGTTCCAACATCAGGAACGCAATCGTTGACCAGACAAGGATTCAGAGGATGTATTCACTTAAGAATCCGGACGACCCGTCATACGATTATCATCAGCAATACGACTTTGATGCTAAAAATATGATAGGTCTCCCAATCGCAGACCAAACTACAGTTGGTTCAAGGCACGTGTTTGCGTTGGATATCAAAGATATATTCGATTACCTTGGCAAGGACACAATGACCTCTGCTGAATTGAATGAGATATTCTTCGAACAGACCACAGCCATCAGCAAATACGTTTGGTTATCATCCGCCATCAGCGACAACAATTCCGATTTTGCGTTCCGCGTTAGCGGCTACAATGGCTATGTCCGCATCGGCACTTACACCCTTTCCATCGTTGCCCGCCCCGCTTTCCAAGTGGATTTATCAAACCTATCCTGGAGCAAGTAGGCCACATAAGACCATCAGGTCGTGGCCTACTGCGACTTAACCCAATTTACGAAACATCATCTTCAATACTACATTAAATGACAGGTACGAACCATACAACCCTTTCGATAGGATACTATTCCCTTTGATGAAAGCAGTCAATATTGATGCATCTAAATCAAATTAAATCTACCTAAATAAAAACCTCCCTTTCGGGAGGTTTTCTTTATTCAACATCAATAGGATCGTTCTTATGCGCTAAATCCGTTTCGCAACTAGTTACCATTTGTTGGAACGCATGCTTCCCAAGCCGTATTGGTATTAATTTCTATATTCAGATAATATCCATCCTTTAGCGCATCGCAACCTTACCCCAATTTACTATTCAACCCAATTTCTTTAACGGCGTAATACCCGCCCCAGTATTTCTCTCGTTCCGAGAGAAATGTGCCTACGGCACCACTACCGCTAACTGTTACAGGAACTGCCTCAACCAACTCCCAATGCCATTCTTCGATACCACTTTCCATCATGGCCTGGTACAACTTAATCCTTCCTGTATTATCAACACCCCAAGCGCGTTTCGCATGCGTCTTCCATCGCTCACCCACGTCAACCGCCTGGCCGATATAACTTAGTTCCCTATCCCCTTCCTTCTTCCAAATCCTATAAACACCACTAACCCCACTCACACCCTGTTCCCTAACCAACCTCTCAATCTCCGGCTTCACATACACATCATACGTCGCCTTTAAAACGGCGTTCTCGCACCGCATGCCGCGGCATAACCTTCTCAACGTATCCGCATCTTCCTTATCAACTCCACCCAATCTAATCGCTCCGCCTTCGCCTTCCACCAAAGCCGCTCTTCTTAGGGCTTCGGCATGACTAGCTGCCAACGCATCGCGCTCGGCGGCGATCTCTTCCAACCGCTGTAGCGCGGCGGCTTGTGCAGACTGCATGTCATCCCGAGCTTGGCGGCCGACCTCCAACTCCTCCTTGAGCGCCGCCACGGCCTTAACCAATTCCGTTTCGGCCTCCGCCCGCTTTTGCGCGGCTTCCGTTTCCACCAATTGCGCGGCTTCGGCCCGCTTCTTCTCTACTTCCGCCTTGACCGCTTCCTCGCCAATCGCCCGCAGTTCCGCCAACTTGTTCTCTTGCCGCTCCATATCTTCTTTTACGCGTTGCGCGGCCACCGTCCAATCCGTAAATTGGGTTTTGGCCGAAATCATCTGCGTCTCGGCCGCGCCTAACTCCACTTTCGCCAGTTCCACTTGCCCATTCAAATTATCCCGCAGCGCCCGTAAATCCGCGACTTGCGCCTCTAACGCCTTATACCCTAGATCCGATTCTAGCCGCGCTTTCAGCGCCGCTTGTTGCCGCCGCACTTCGTTCAGCTCGTTACTCAATTTCGCCACCGTATGAACGCGCCCCTTCCACTTTACCAATAAAAAAATTGTAGCTACGACCGCGACCGCTAATGCCGCTCCCATCACTACAATTCCCACAATTAAACCTTCCATAGTTTATTCCCTTTCCGCCACGCTTACCACGGCTTAAACGCTTCCGCCAAAGTCAGAAGCCCCAAATCCACCGGTAATACGCGTTCTTTACGAAGTTTCTCATTCTTCGATTTTTCGTCTTTGCGTTTTATCATTCGATTCACCTCCATTTGCAAAATAATAATATATTACATTTGAAAACTGAAAGCAAAATCGAGTTTGGCAGACTACTTATAATCTATTTTATTATGCCGCGAAATTGCCTCGTTAACCATTTTCATTTTACACTAAGCAGAAGAAAGGAAAATTGCTTATGAATTTTCGTTTTGCCGCATGCCCACGCACAAAAACCTTATCTAAACTTATGTCGAACCGCAACAACCCGCTCGCCGAGGAAGTGTCGTTCGATTATATAGCCACCATCATTAACGTGCATGATATACATCGCGCAGAGTTTTTCTGCCGCACTTATAACATCGCCTTTATGCCGGACGTATGGATTAAAATGGCGGACGCCATTCCTTTGCCGGCCAAAATGATTGAAGAATATGCCGCCGCCATGTTTGATGAGCACAACAACGCACTTGACGGTCAGACCGGTGAGTACATCGACCGTGCGCAACTCACGTTTGAAACCGTTAATAACCTTTGGGCGAAAACAATGAAACAGCGCGATATTTTATTGCGCCTTAAGCCGCTCCAAGACGACTTTGTTGCCAGAGAACGCATTAACTGGGGCGAACAATATGACTTTAACGATTTAATAAAGCTTTCCGATCTTTATATTCAGTCTCTTAAAGCCAACTCCATTACCAACCCTATTCAAAAGGAGTCTCTCCGCACCCTTCTCAAAATTATGATCGACATTAACCGCGCCATTGTCACTAAAGATACAGCCGAACTCAAATCTCTGACCGCTGCCTTCTCTACCATGGCTAAAACGGCGCAGCTCGATAACATGATTGAAACTACGCATACCGACGAACTATCCACCTTAGCCGAGATCGCGCAGATCGTCGAAGATAGCGGCTTCGATATGCCGTATTATGACGGCGCCGACCGCGACGCTATTGACGTTGCCATCCATGACATCGAAGAATCTAACGCTCGACTTGTTAAAACGGCCACCGGTCTCGGACCACAGATTGAACAAATGATGGCTAAACACCGTGAAGAGCAGGAGAAGAGCGCCACTGAAGCCGCTCAAAGCGATCTCGATATTTCTTCGCTTCTTTCCGCCTATGCCGACGAACAACAGGTAGAAGAGGAAGACGATACTCTTATTACTAATGAGGAGTTTGATTAATGGCCGTCGCACTAAAAGAATTAAAGCACAAAGACGCCGTGAAAACGGCTTCCTCTTACGAAGACTTTGGCATCGATTCCGAAATAGGCGAGCTCATTGACTTTCTCCACGAAGACGAACAGGAAGCTAGCGGTTTCATTACCAAAAAACGTATCCTTAAAAATCGTGATAAGTGGGGCATGGTTATTAACCAGTGGCTTTGCTACCCCGATCTTTTTGTCGATCTTATTACGCCGCCCCGTTCCGAGTTCACACTCTATCCCTTCCAGCGCATCATCATGCGTTGTATGGCGCGCAAAGTACAAACCTATTGCGTCTTTAGCCGTGGTACTTCCAAATCATTCTGCGGCTTCCTTGAACGTTATATTCAAGCCACTTTGACACCGCGTCACCGTGCCGGTATCATCGCCGGTACGCGTAAACAGGCGACCTCTATCGCTAAAGAAAAAATTATCGACGACCTTTGGAATAAGTTCCCATTCCTCGGTAATGAAATGCAGAAGCGTCATGTTGCCGGTAAATACTTAGACGCCTATACCGCCGGGGCGGACTATGCACGTTTCGGCTTTAAGAATGGGTCCTGGCTCGACGTTGCCTCTGACCGTGGTCTTCGTCGTGAATCCGTTATGTTCGAGGAAATTATCGAACAAGACCCAACATTCGTCAACGAAATCGCCATCCCCTGGACTAACAAGCCGCGTTCCACTTCGCTTGGCCGCATCAACCCCAACGAGCCGCAGGCGCAAAAAATCTTTGTCACCACCGCCGGTTATCAAGGCACCTATGCTTACGACAAACTGATTCAAACCCTTATCATGTCTGTTATTCAGCCGGAGCGCTACGCCGTTCTAACGGGCGACTATAAAATCCCGCTCTACCACGGCCTGATTCAGCAATCTGAAATTACCGACAAACTTAACGACCCCACTTTCAACAAGGCGTCGTTCGACCGCGAGTATATGTCGATTTGGTCTGACGCCCCAACCGGCGCCGCCTTCCGCAGCTCTACTATTACCGCCCTCCGTAAAATCAAGCGCATCGAACTCGAAAATAAGATCAATAAGGACGACCCCGAACAAGTCAACGACTTCTATGTTATCGCGCTCGACGTCGCTAAAGACGGTGACGCGAAAACTGATGGCATGATTGCGCGCGTGCGCCCCAAGCAATACGCCTTTACTTACAAAATCGTCAACCTCTTCCAAATTGATACTACCGACTTTTCCAATGTCGCAAATGAGCTCAAACGCCTTATAATCGCCTTTGAACCGAAACTCGTCATTTGGGATGCTAATGGCGTAGGCGCCGGCATCCGTGACTGGATGAATAAGCCAACTCAATCCGCTGACGGCTTCTCATTCCCCGGCTATGGCATTATCAATCCACCCGATAGCGCCAAGCAGGATCTTATTCTCTATCCAGCCGATCGCACCATCTGTTACGAAATCAAGTCCGGTGGCCAAAAAGGCTCTGATATTCACAACTTCCTCTTTAGTCGTATTTCTAACGGCTCCATCGTATTCCCAATTTCCAAGGGCGACGCGGTCGATCGCTATCAAAAGAACAAATCTTTCATGGCTCTTTCAGAAAAGCGTAAGATCAAAATTTTGCGCCCATACCAACTTATGGATCTCGCCGAAGTTCAGTTCCGCAACCTCGATATCCTCGAGGATAATAGCGTCAGCAGCCGCATCATCAAGATTAGCCGCCGCAACCAGTCGATTCAAAAAGACTTCTTCTCCGCCCTCGAATATCTCGTCTACGGAGTTAATCAATATATCGAGTTGCCTTACTACAAGAAGCGGCTCACAACTAAAAATTCATTATTAAATGCTATAATTGTAGACTAGGCCCGGAGGTCGTTTAGTAACGCTTCCAAATTGGGCTCCGGCATTATTTCCTTTTTACAATATAGCGTACAAGGAAAGTTTAAAAGACATGGCCAAGAATACAGTAACTCCCGCAAATAGTTTCAAAGTCACGACCATCGTCGATGACTCTACCGAAGTATACACTGATACCATTGACGTCAAAAATAAAGTTGGAGGCGCCGCTGGTTATGGTGCGAACACAAACACATTTGCTACACAAGCAGATATAATCGCCCAATTACAAAAAAGTGATTCCGCTAGTGGTCGTAAGCAGCTTGTTAAAGCTTCTCGACTTCTCTATGCAATTAATCCAACTTATTTCAAAATTATCAACTACTACGCCACTTCTTTCTTGCCGCGCTACTACATCACTCCTCGATATATGCCGATGCGTATGTCGAAGAAACTAGAGGGCGACCAGTGGTTCGAAGTTTATAGCTCAATGATTGAATATGCCGATGGTCTCAACCTCGACGTTAAAATGATTGACTTACTTCGTACCATCTTTATTGAAGGTGGCGTATATTTCACCACTTTCTTCTCCGAAGAAAGTCAGTGTGTTGATACCATCATTCTTCCTAGCGAATATGCATCCCGAGTTGGTGAAACCGAGCTCGGCACAGATGTCATTCAATTCGATTTCTCCTATTTTGATGCGCTAGGTTTGAATGAAGAGGAGATGGATGACCTTCTTAAAGGTTTCCCATTAGAGTTCAGTGAACTCTATCGTGCGTATAAAACCGACTCCACTAAGCGCTTGGGCATACTAAACCCTGCGCACTCATCATGTGTTCTACTCAATTCTAAAGCAATCCCCACGCTCTTCTACGCCGCAGTTGGTATTAAGAACTATGAGGGTTACACCCAGAATGAGTTAGATAAAAGTACTCAAGCTCTGCAAACGATTGTTGAGCATCACATTCCGACGTACCAAGACAAACTACTCTTGGAATCGCCTGAAATGAACTTGCTTCATAAGAAGCTCTCAACAATTACACGCAGCGCCAAGAACACGCGTCTTGTTACCACAATTGGTGATGTTAAAGTTCACCAATTGCTCGAAGACGCCGGCAACGTGGCCGATAACACGCTTGAAAATGCTTATAAATCAATATACGACGCGGCTGGCGTCAACAATGGTCTCTTCTATGGAGATAACCAGTATTCCGTTGAATCCAGTTTGTCGATCGATCGAGGATTGGTGTGGTCCCTTATCGAGAAGTTAGCGAACTTCTATAATGTGGCTCTCA